CCACAAGTTGACGGCGCTGTTCGATTTGCCCCCGAACGCATAAAGCAACTGTCATCGCGACCCCCTTAGAAAGTATTGACATTCTATTAACGCGGACCACCTGCGGCTAGTTGATAATTCCAATCAGTTTGCACAAGGCATAGGAAAGCGCTAACATGTGCGGAACATACGCACTGTGCGCCAGGAATGCCCAATATCGTTTTCGCGTTCGACAAGAAGTCCTCCCGCTCGATTGATGCGGATGGACGCATGCGCGTCAAGAATTGCGTGCTGTCGACGTGCGAGATCAACCCTTATCGCGGCGAGGAAATCCCCGGCTATGAGTCGTTGGGGCTGAAACCGTCGTCCGTCTACGAGCTGTACCGCGACGCGGACGAGATGCGCAAAGCCGTCGGGACGTTCGAAGGTGTGCCGCTGATGATCAAGCACATTCCGCAGACCGCCGACGAACCACGCAAAGAGTATCAGGCCGGTGCGATCCATTCGGTGACGTTCGACGGCAAGCATATGCGCGGCGATCTGCTCGTCTCGGATGGCTACGCGATCGAACTGATCGAGTCGGACGAACTGTCGGATCTGTCGTGCGGCTATCGGTACGACCCGGATATGACGTCGGGCACGTACAACGGCCAGAAGTATGACGGCGTAATGCGCAACATCCAGGGCAATCACGTAGCGCTTGTCGACGACGGTCGGGCAACGGGCGCGCACGTCGCGGATTCCGCTTTCCGCAACCCGCAACTGCCTGACCCATCCATGCAAGGAGATCCGAAAATGCCGTTCCCGGAACAGGAAAACCAGCACGAAGCCGCCCCCGCGGCCGAAGCTGCACCGGGGGCCGCAGCGGCGCCCGGCGCCGCGCCCGCCGGCGGTACGCCGCAGGGCGAAGCGAATGAACAGGCCAACATGGCCTCGATCGGTCAAGCGCTGAAGCACATCGCAGCGCTGCTCGAAAATATCCACGCGCAGCGTGGTGGCGGCGCGGGCGCGATGCCTGGCGGTGACACTGCGGCAGTCGACGAGCAAGGCGAGAACGAGCGCGAAGGCATGGAGAACGAGCGCGAAGGCGCGATGGACTTCGAGATGGAGCCGGCTGTCGAAGGCGAGCACGAAGGCGCGATGGACGGCGGCGAGTACGGCGAGAAACAGGAAGGAAACTACCCGATGCCCAAGCAGGCCGAGCAGGAAGGTACGACGGCGCGCGGCGAAAAAACCCCGCATGGCGCGATGGATCGCCGCTCGGTGAAACTCGCGATGGACGCCGCTGTCGACGCCGCGATCAAGGCCGAACGCGCACGCGCCGCCGCTGTCGAGCAGGCGAAGCGCGACGTGCGCGGCGTCCTCGGCGAGGTCTACGGCATGGACAGCGCGCGCAAGATCTACCGCGAAGCACTGAAGCAGGTCGGCGTCGATACGGCGGCCGTGCAGAAGGGCGCCGAGCGCGCGGCGTGGGCAGCGTACAAAGCTGCCGCAGGTGCTGCCGCCGGCGCGCGCCCTCAGCCCGAGATGGCTATGGACAAGAAGATGGTTGAAGCGAACCGCAGTTCGGTGCTCGGCCACCTTGCCAAGATTTCCGTGAAGGGCTAAGGCCTCGAACGGTTCAACCCTGAAACGGAAAAAAGGAGAAACCATGTTTCAGAACCAGGTGTACATCAACCCGGCGCAAGCTATTCCCGGCGACTTCGCTTCGTCGAACCCGATGGTCTACAAACTGTCGAGTACCGGCAAGATGGTCGCTGACTCGTCGGGCGTGAAGGTCGGCCAATTCTGCGTGCTGAACGCAGACGGCACGGTCACGTCGGTTCCGGGCGCCGCACCCTCGAGCACGTCGCGTATCGGTTTCGTGCATCGCGAGGAAAACGCGCAGATCACCACATTCCTTGCGGAGTCGGGCTACACGATCCAGCCGGGCCAACCGGTCGCAGCGTTCGGCAAGGGCGATTTTTTCATCAACGCCGATGCCGTTACCGGCTCGCCCTCGCGCGGCGCTATCGTGTGCTGGGACACCACGACCGGTCTCGTCAACATCGGCGCTACGCCGACGTCGACCTTGATCGATACGGGCTGGATCATGATCTCTGAGTCGGCTACGGCTAACTCGACGATCATCATCAGCAACAACGGTTCGTAATAACCACGCCAACTCAAGGAGATTCAGAAATGCGTGACTCGCAACTTATCGCACAGTTGGCGCGCGCTGGCGTGGTTCTGCCGGGCAGCGTAACCAACGTGTCCACGCCCGTCTCGCAATACGCGATGGACGCGGCAAGCCTGACGCCGACGCTGGTCGGCACGCCCAACGCGGGTATTCCGACTTACCTGACGACCTACGTCGACCCGAAGGTGATCGAGGTGCTGGTCGCCCCGATGAAGGCTGCGGAGATCGTCGGCGAGTCGAAGAAAGGCGACTGGACCACGCTCACCGCGACGTTCATCCAAGCGGAACCGTTGACCAAGGTCGCGACGTACGGCGACTACTCGGCAGACGGCGACAGCTCGGCGAACGTGAACTACCCGCAACGCCAGGCGTATTTCTTCCAGACCTGGACGCGTTGGGGGGAGCGTGAGCTCGAAATGGCCGGTGCCGGTCGCGTGGACTGGTCCGCGCAGCTGAACTACTCGTCGGCTTTGGGCCTCGCGAAGTTCCTGAACAGCACCTATCTGTTCGGCGTGTCTGGCCTGCAGAACTATGGCCTGACGAACGATCCGCGCCTGCCGACGCCGATCACGTATCCGATTGACTGGTCGACGGCTACGCCGGATGCGATCTACAACTCGATCGTGGCGCTGTACAAGGCGTTGCAGACGCAGTCGCAAGGTATCATCGAGCAGACCGATGAGCTTCGCATGGCGCTGCCGCCGACCGCCGCCGGCGACCTGAACAACGTCAACCAGTACGGCTTGTCGGCTGCGAAGCTGATCAAGGACGCGTTCCCGAAACTGGAGATCGTCACCGTTCCGGAATACGACACCGCATCGGGCCGCCTCGTGCAGTTGTGGGCGCCGAAGATGGAAGGTCAGGAAACGGCAACGTGTGCGTTCACCGAGAAAATGCGCGCGCATGCGATCGAGCGCTACTCGAGCTACTTTAGGCAAAAAAAGAGCGCTGGGAGCTGGGGGGCGGTTATCTTCAGACCACTTGGCGTTGCGCAGCTTTTGGGCGTCTAGTCGAAAGCTGTTTGTAAGCTTGGACTGGGAGGCACCCGGTCGAAAGGCTGAACCGCACAGGACTGGACCACCTGTGCGGTGATGTAGAGGGAAGCCCGCTTCGGCGGGCTTTTCTTTCGTCAGTCACTTGACATTCCGTTTAACAACGCCTAATCTTGAGACTCCACACAGGAGAACGACATGTGCATCACAGAGTACATCAAGGAACGCGCGCAAGAACTCGAACGTAGTGCGCAGGGCAAGATTGAGATTATCGATTTCCTGATCGTCGGCATCATCAAGGCACAGAACGCCGCTTCGGATCTGCCGCGCGCCGGCGGCCTGCTTGCGCTGTTGCTCGGCATGCATGCCGAGCTCGCCGAGGAGAAAGCAGCGGCACTACGCGTGATTGAATCGGCGCTGGAGCTGCGCCGCTCGACTGCGGAGGTACTGTGATGACAGACGAACAAAAGAACGCCATTGATCACGCGCAGAAAATCCTTCGCGCCGTGAAGCTCTATGACCTGGCTGGACTTCTCGCCGCTGCGCCTGCCGCTATCGACAGAGAGGCGGTGGGGAAAGAGCGATTCGCAGCGGAGGATTGGGTGGCTATCCGTGCGCTTCTTTTTTGCTTTAACGGAAAGGCAAAAAGGTAATGTTGTGCGTCAAGAGGATGAGTATATCGACCGAGTCCGAGAGATGCTGTCCGCGAACTTGCCAACGGAGGCGAAGCATGACCGTTCTCGGCTACTTCGCTGACCTGCTCTGCCAGGAAGCGCCAGATGGTGAGACGGTCATCGACCGGCGCTGGATCACCGCCGACGAGCGTACCGACCTGATCGGCGACGGCCGTGTGATCGCAGCGACGTTCGTGCCGCTGATCGCGACGCAAGGCGTCGGCGTGGCCTGGCTTGTGCACACCGAGCCGGGTCCGTTCGTGACGCCGTATGTGCGCGCGGCGGCGGAATATCGCGAGCGAGGCTATCGCGTCGATAGCCTGCGTTTCGGCGGGCTCGATCCGCGCGAGACCTGACAACCCGATAGATTTGCGCTAAACTCGAAGGGCGGCCGATAGTGGCCGCCCTTATTCATTTCTGGAGAATGGTCCTATGGCCCGAAAGAATGTCGCATCGACCGACGTCGTTACCGTCGCCTGCAAGCTGCCAAGCGGCCTGCACATCATGATCCCCGAGCACGGCATCAGTATCAAGCTGCACGGCGCCGGCTCACCCTTCGCGATCGGCGGCCACGGCATGACGCAGGGCGTCAACGCCGCACAGTGGGCGATCGTCGAGGAAGTCTGCAAGGACAAGAAGTGGTTGACGAGCGAAGCCGTGTTCGCGATGAACAAGCCGCAGGACGCAAGCGACAAAGCCGTCGACCGCGTCAACGTGCGCGTCGGTTTCGAGGGCATCGACCCGAAAGACCCGAACAACGGTCTGCCGCGCAGCATGCGCATCCAGGCGGACGGCGAAGCCGATAACGGCGTTTGAGCGAAAGGTGATATATGGCCGTCGTGACGTTTGATCCCACTGCGTTTCGCACCACATACCCGGAATTCGCGAGCGTGTCGGACGCGCGCGCGACGGACATGTTCACCATCGCCTCGTATTCGATTCTCGACAACACCGACAACTCGCCGGTAATGGACGTCAACTACCGCACGCAGCTGTTCTATATGCTCGTCGCGCACATGCTCCTGCTGCTCGGCACGTCTGATACGCCGACGCTGAACAACGCGCCGCCGGGTCGCATCAGCGGCGCGACGCAGGGCACCGTGACGTCGCAGTTCGAGTACATCTTGCCGCAGGGCTCGTCCATGTCTGCGTGGTTCACGCAGACCAAGTACGGCGCACTGTACTGGATGGCGACCGCGCAGTTCCGCAGCGCGCGCATCTACGCGAACGGTAGCAGCGGCATCGGCTACGCCAAAGCGTACGGCGTCGCACCGGTCAACATTCCGGGCGGCGTATGAGCGTCACGCGCCGCGGCCTGCACATTCCGCGCGATTACGAGACGCTCGCCGTCAAGGCCGGCATTCTTGAAAACGCGACCTATCCGGCGCAGACCCTAAAGAACGCCGCGACCGGCGCGACGATGGAAGACCCGCGAGCAGGAATGCACGTCGCGACGATCGCCGCGGCGCTCGAATATGGTGGCGGCCAGAACCGCCCGCGGCCTTTCATGCAGAACACCGTCGCGCGCGAGCGCGCCGCGTGGGCTGAAGGCATCGTCAAGCTGGTGCGCGGCGGCATGCCAGTGCGCGATGCGCTGCGCGAAATCGGCCAGGTCATGAAGGAAGATATCCAGGAGACCATTCGCGATTGGCCGGCGGACAATACGGACGAATGGGCCGCGTTCAAGGGTTTCAACCACGGGCTCGAGCACACGTTCGTGCTGCTGAACTCTGTCGAATCCGCGATCGTTGACAAGGACGAATCTTGAGCGTCAATTTTAATTTCCATGACGTCGTGCGCGGCGCGATCGAGACGATCAACGACGACACGGACGGTACAGTCTACGTGTCGACTGGACGCACCGCGACGCGCGGCATCCTGACGCCGACGTTCGCGCCGGTCACGGCGCGGCTGCAGGTGCAGGCACAAGCGCACGATCCGCTACGGCACGACCGCTCGCTCGAATACACCGGCAACTATTTCACGATCTACGCGTACGGCAATTTCTCCGACTTGGAACGGCCGGACGGCACCGGCGGCGACGTGTGCAACTTAAACGGGAAGTGGTACTACATCGACCAGGTGCTAGAGTGGTGGCCGCAGTGGTGTTGCTTTGAAGTCGTGCGCCAGCTCAACGCCGCCGACATCGCCACGCTGCTCGCGCAATTGAAGAATGGAGCGAATCCCTGATGGCCGCCGCAACGCTCACGCCGACCGAGGATCAGATTTTCGACGCCGTATGGGGCTTTCTCGACACGGTTTTCGGCTCGACCATTTCGGCGAACATCATCAAGGGCTTTCAGAACATGACGGCTACGCCGGCTGGCACGAGCTATATCGTCGATGCGGCCAACGGCCTGTCACTCAACGAGCGCGACACGGAATACTCATACCAGGTCGACTGCTACGGCCCGAGCGGTCCGGACTATGCGAACACGGTCGCCATCGCCTGGCGCACGCTGTGGGCGTGCGACTATTTCGCCGGTAACAACCTGAATCCGCCGCCGGGCGCGCCGCTGCCCGTGACGCCGCTTTATGCCGACGAGCCGCAGCAGTTGAATATCGTCAATGGCGAAATGCAATACGAACAGCGCTTCATGCTCAAGCTGCACTTGCAGGCGAATCAGGTCGTTGCGTTGCCGCAGGATTTCTTTACGACCGCGCCGCCGACCACACTGATCGTCGCCGACGACTTGACTCCATAGCATAGTTTCATCCAATTGGGTATGGTGATAGAATCGGCGCTGTAATAGCCTCGTTTAATCGCGCCCTGAGGCGCCTGGCGCACAAAGGAGAAAGCGCGCATGAGTACTATCCCGATTTCCCAGATCGTCGAGATCCTGCCAGGCGTCGTCGGCGCTGGCGGCGCGGCTTCGCTGCTGTCTGGCGTCGTGCTGTCGCAGGATACGTCAATCCCGCCCGGTCAGCCCTACACGGCCTACGCTGCGGCTGACGCCGAGGACAATTTCGGCCCCGGCACGCCGGAAGCGACCGCCGCCGACAATTATTTCCCCGGCATCGTCAATGGCGGGCAGCTTCCGTATAACCTGATCTACGCCCGGTATGCGGCAACGGCTACGCCGGCCGGTTCGTACGGCGCGGATCTCGGTTCGCTGACGCTCGCGCAGTTGCAGGCGCTTACCGGCACGCTGATTGTCACGACGTCAGCGCTTTTCACGTCCAGCTCGATCAACCTGTCGACTGCGACGAGCTTCGCGAACGCTGCGTCGATCATGACGGCAGCCTTCACGACGCCCGACTTCGCGATCACCTATGACGTACAACGCAATCGCTTCCTGCTGCTCACGACCGCAACCGGCCCGACTGCAACGTCGACGGATGTGTCGGGCACGCTCGCCGCTGGCGTCGGCCTGTCGCAAGCGTCGGGGGCGTTCATCCAGACCGCTGGCGTCGCGGCGGACACGCCGTCGAGCGCAATGGCGCGCCTCGTGACACAGACCGCGAACTGGGGCACCTTCACTCACGCATGGGCGGCGACGCTCTCCGACCGCGAAGCGTTCGCGCAGTGGAACAGTGGGCAGAATTACCAGTTCCTGTACGTGGGCTGGGATACTGACGCCGCAGACCTGACGCCGAACAACGCCGCTTCGTTCGGTGCGATCGTGTTTGCCGCGCCGTATCAAGGCACGCTGCCCTGCTATGGCACGATCGCGACGGCCGCCGCGTACATGGGTTACGCCGCGTCGATCAATTTCAACATCACGAACGGCCGCACAACGCTGGCGTTCCGGCAGTTCAATGCCGGCACTGCGGCGGGCGTGTCCGACCTCGCGAGCGCTAACGCGCTGCTGTCGAACAAGTACACCTACATCGGGGCGTACGCGAATCAGGCGAACAATTACACGATTGCCTACAACGGCAAAGCATCTGGCGCGTTCCTGTGGGTCGACACGTACCTCGATCAGATTTATCTGAACCGCGAGTTGCAGCGCGCGTTCTTCGAGGCGCTGCTCGCCTACAACTCGATTCCGTATAACTCGGACGGTTACGCCGAACTGTACGCGGCCGGGCTCGACGTGATCGATGCAGCCGTCACGAGCGGCATCATTCGTGCGGGCGTTACGCTCTCGAACAGCCAGGCGCAGCAGATCAACACGCAGGCAGGCCGCCAGATCAGTGACGTCGTGCAGACGCGCGGATGGTATCTGCTGATCGGCGATCCGGCGAACGTCGCGCAGGCGCGCCAGAACCGGACGAGCCCGGCGGCTACGCTGTGGTACACGGACGGCGGCAGCGTGCAGCAGCTCAACGTGCAATCCATCGCCATCATCTAAGGAGATTCGCAAATGGCAGGCACTCTTACCGTCGCGAATTCGACTTTGTCGATGACGACCGAAGCCCTGTACACGTCCGCGCAGCGGATTCAGGGCTACGCCGCGGACGACGCTTTCGACTTCGCCGAAGTCGAGAACGGTGAATACAGCATGGGCATCGACGGAAAGCTCTCGGCGGGCTTTGTGTTCAACGAAATCCCATTCACGATGACGCTGCAGGGCGACTCGACGTCGCTTCAGCTGTTCGAGAACATCTGGCAATACGAGTACTCGAACCGGACCAAGCTCACGCAGAACGTCACGGTGACGCTTCCCGCCGTGAGCAAGCGTTACGAGCTCAAGAACGGCTTCATGCGCTCGTACAAGGCGCCGAGCGGCAAGAAGATCCTGCAACCGGCTGTGGTCGTGTTCGTGTTCAACTCGCTGCAAGTCTCGCCGCTGTAGTGGAGCTATCATGACTACGAAAATCACCGTAGACGCGCACGCAGGTTGGGACGTCGCCGTCAAGATCGCGGAAAAGCGCGAAGGCGACTCCTGGTTTGTCCGCGAGGAAATCGTCCCTAAACTCACGCAGCGTGATTTCTATGTGCATTCAGGCATGGAAATCTGGGGCGTGCGCGAAGTCTCGCCGCTGTAAGCATGGCAAAGGCTAAATCGGCGGGGATCATCTTCTTCGCGGGCAATCGCGTGCTTCTCATGAAGCGCGATTCGCTCGCGCCGGAAGGTGGTTCCTGGGACTTCCCGGGCGGCGGGATGGAGCCGGGCGAGACGCCGAAGGAAGCGGCCTATCGTGAATCACGCGAGGAAAGCGGATTCGACTATGATGGGCCGCTGCTAAAGGTCAAGAAGATGTCGAATGGCTACGTTGCATTTGCCGCGCTGCTCGACGAGCCATTTGTGCCCGTATTGAATGACGAGCACACGGATTATGTGTGGGCGACATTCGACGACCTGCCGACGCCGCTGCATCCGGTAACCCGCAAAGAACTGAGGGAGATTGAGGACATGCCACTGATCGAAGGAAAGAGCGACAAGGCGCGCTCCGAGAACATCGCCACAGAAATCAAGGCCGGGAAAGATCCGAAGCAGGCGGCCGCGATCAGCTACTCTGTGCAGCGCAAGGCGCAGCACGCGCAGGACGACAAGGACATGTTCCGCCAGAACCTGGACAACCTGCACGCCGTCGCCAACGACTGCATGGCGATGGATCGCCGCGCTCGAGATAACGCAATGGCGAAAGACAAAGGCAAGAAAGGCAAGCGTAAGTAAGCTGCACAACGACTATGGTCCGAACATTCCACACTTGAGGTAAATCATGACTTACGTTGTTTCGCAGTCGCTCGCCAGCACGTCCGACGCGCTGGTGCTAAACACCGTCAACGGTTACGCGCTGTCGGCGGCGATCACCGGCACCGATTCCGGCGCCACGCTGATCATCGAGGGTTCGACTGACGGCACGAACTGGACGACGCTCAACACGATCACGACCGCAGGCACCTACTCAGTCGCGTACGGGCTCAACACGCTCGTTCGCGCACGCCTGTCGGTCGCTGGCTCTGCTTCGTTCCTCGTCAAGCTGTCGCTGTCGCTCGTCGCGCCGAGCGTTGCCATTCAGGGACAAGTGTCGGACGTTTCCGTCACGCCGACCGTCACCGCCGGCGCGTACACGGCTGGCAACGAAGTTGGTGGCCTGTTGCACTTCTCGAACGTTTTCGGCGCGGCGTTCAGCGGCACGCTGACGGATATTCTCGTTACGTCCAAGTCGGTGCAGACGACTGGCTATGTGCTGTATCTGTTTAGCCAGAATCCGAGTCACACGACCTGGACGGACAAATCCGCGCCGTCGATCAATGCAGCCGATTTGCCGTACCTGCTCGGCGCGTACACGCTCGGCGCAGCAAACTCGGGCCTCGGCACTGAGACGACGAACCAGTCGAACAACGTCAACTCGGCGATTTTCTCGGTCAACCAGGATCTGTATGGCGTGCTGACTGCCGTCGCAACGCCGACCTACACGAGCACGTCCGATGTCACTGTGTCGCTGCGTGTAAAGCAAAACTGATCGAGCTGCACCAAAGAGAAAAAAGCCCGCGTAAGCGGGCTTTTTTTTGCCTAGTGCGCGTTGCGCTTTCGCAGCTCACTCGCCACATACCATTCGCGCAGCAGAAACGACCACACGAATAGCCTCACGTAGCACCGCTGTGCGAGCGCTACGCCGATGCGGCGCGAGTTGGACCACACGTACCGGGCGAGCTTCGCCGACCGCACAGAGAGCCACGTAGCGATCCGGAAGAACAGCGCGACGCCGCGCGGCACTTGCTGCACAAGCGCATCGAGCAGCCCGAAGATGAGACGCAGCCAGACCGCTAGCGCGGTGAGCAGCCCCGCGCCGACGCCGAGCAAGCATGCGATCAGAATCAGAAACAGGATCGGCACCACGATCACTCCTTGTGCCCGAAGTCGAGCCCGTCACGGTAGGAAAGCACTGCGGCGCCAGGATAACGCGCCGCCATGTGCGCCTTGTACTGCAGCTAGCTGAGAAAGATCGCGATCACGCGTCGAGCGATTCGAGGATCGCGATGTGCAGCGCGCGCTGCTCGGGCGTGTACACCGCGATGTTCGCGTTCAGACCTTCCTTGAACGACTCGTTGTACTTCGGCATGCCGTGCTTCTGAATGAAGCCCTGGCACGCACGC